TGCGCGCGCCAAGTTCGGGGCCGATTGGACGCCAAAGTTGATCGCGCTGATGTGCGTTTGTTTTTTTGGCGGCTACATCGCGCTGGTCACCCTGCAAGATCCAGCCGCAAATGATGACGGTATTGTGAATCTGGTGCTCGGTTATCTCGGCGGGATCGTTAGTTCAATTATTAGTTTCTACTACGGCGCGAGCCACCAGAAATGAGCCAAGACGGCATCAGAGTCGAGCAGATCGAGGGCAACGTTTACCGCGCAACCGTGGAGGCGCTGCCGCTCGCTGTGTTTTTTTCAGGCGATGAATCAAGCGCGAGAGACGCCGCGCTGCGTGCAATAGGGAGGGCGAAGGATGAACGAGCTAATCGAACAACTGAGGCTGCATGAGGGTGTCCGGTCGAAGGTTTACCTGTGCAGCGAGGGGTACGAAACCATCGGAGTCGGGCGCAACATTTCAGATTCCGGCATCGGTCTGTCTGACGACGAAATCGCATATCTGCTCGCCAACGACATCGCTCGTTGCGAACATGAACTCGCAGAGCGTTACCCTTGGTTCGATGACCTCGATCCTGTGCGCCAGGACGCACTTGTTGATATGGCTTTCAACCTGGGGATCACCCGGCTGGGGCAGTTTCAGAACATGATTGGCGCACTCAGCGAGGGACGATTTGACGACGCAGCCGCGGAAGCACTCGATTCAAAATGGGCAAGACAGGTCGGGCAACGCGCTCAGACTGTCGCGGCGATGATTCGCACGGGCGAGCGCCAGCTCTGAAAAAATGCGGAAAAATTGCGGCAAAATCCGTGCAGGCCACTAGAAATGCGGGATTCCATTGCCTTGCGCCAGCCAGGTACTAACTTTCCCAAATCATACACAAATCGACATAATATGTAGCATATCAATAGGTTATGGCGACTTTTGAGCATGATGCCGTGACATAAAATTACCCAAAATAACCCCTTTTGGGTGACAGTTTGCGGATGTTTGCGGCATTATGTGCGTCAACTTGAACCGGCGGGGGCGTCGATATGAAAGGGAGTTACCGCAAACGAGGGGCCAAAATCGAAGCCAGCGTCATGCTGAAGGGCAGACGCAGGTCTAGGACGTTCGACACCAAGCGCGCAGCGACGCAATGGGTTGCAGGGCTTGTCTCTTCTTTTACTGGCGAGGTGACGGCAGGCGGCACGTTGCGCGACGCGATAGAGCGCTATGCGCGTGAGGTGACTGAGCATAAAAGCGGGGCGCGTGAAGAGCTAAGCAAGATCCGCACGATCCAGCGGCTCTGTCCTGAACTGTTCGACAAGAAACTCGAAGACCTGCGGCGTGAGGATTTTGAACACTTCATCGATGTGCGACTCGCAACGTCTCGATCTCAGAACGCAACCGTTAATCGCGATCTGGTCGTTCTCAGTCATACGCTGACGATGGCACGGCGCTGGCGCATGGTTGCGAACTCGCATAACCCAATGGAGCATGTCGAGAAACTGCCAACGGGTGAGCCTCGCGAGCGTCGAATCACTGATGAAGAAATCGACGCACTGACGGCTGAGCTTGGCTACCGCCCGGAGTGGTTTTCCAACGGCGCGCCTTTCACGACAAAAAAGCAGCTCACGGCCTGGGCGTTTCTTTTTGCAATCGAGACTGCCTGTCGTCGCGGCGAGATTCTAAAGACGACCTGGGGGGATGTTCATACGGCAGAGCGCTACATTCATTTACCGGCGCACAAGACCAAGACCAACAGTTCGCGCAATGTGCCGTTGTCGCGCAAAGCGATTGAGATGATCGAGCAGTTGCCAAAAGGCGAAACAGACGAACCGATGCTCGATGTGAAACCGGACACGCTTGCGCAGACATTTAAGAAATCCAAGAACCTGCTTGGCATTCAGAATTTGCATTTTCACGACACCCGGCACGAGGCCATCACGCGCATGGCACAAAAGATCCCCAACGTACTCGACTTGGCGAGGATCACGGGCCACAAGGATTTGCGAATGCTTCTGGTGTACTACGACCGCGATACCACTGAGCTGGCGGACTTTCTACTTTAGTGGTTCGCCCGTGCCCATCTGCAAACTTCAGACCTTAGCCATAGGCCACCTGTCGCGCATGACTTTGGGAATGATGCGAGCGTTTTAACGCGCTGCATGAAATGCCGACGAGAAACGCGAAGGTACTCGGCGCACTCTTCGCTGTTCCACATCACATCGCTTGCGCGAGCTTGGCGCGCGAGTTGCTCGGCGATTTTTTTGGCGAGTTCGTCGTAATCGAGATCTAGTTCTGGCACGCAAACACCACTGCACTAACGAATATACCGATTACGATCCAGGTAGTGTAGAAGTCGGTGTTGTCGGGACCGTTTTTTCCCCACTGGCGCTTGCGCAAAAACCACTGCGGCTTCATTGTTTATCCTCCATCGCGATGTTAATGAGCATTTCCGCATAGCGGACGATCTCGCGTAATGCGGTCACACTGCCATCACCGTGATTTCCGTCTCGCCAGTTGCAAGCGTTGATCACGATCTGGCTCTCGAAGTGGCTTAATTCCTGCGCTTCGCAAAACAGCGCTGCGGTATCGGGCTCGCCACTCATTCCCATGCCCTCGATAACCAGACCTGTGGGGCTTTGGCGCTCCACATTTCAACGTCTGTGATGCCGCGCACCCGTCGACAGGGCTGACAAATCTGCGTGTGTGTTTTAACTGGTCGTCCACATCCGAGGCACGCCATCGTGTTCTCAGGTCGTACGTTTTGCATCCATGCCATCTTCAAAATATCCGCATTCGTTTTTTTTGTTCATAAAATCCGCTGGCACGTCGGCCTGGTGCTTAATGCACCAAGTAAAAATAAGCCAGGTGCAAAATCGGCACGCTGGATATTCTCTCGTTGAGCTAATGAGCGTCGTGCTTGCTGGCGTGTTCATCGAGCAATATCCCAAGCATTTCAGTCTGAGCCGCTAACGAGGTCGACATGTCGCGCACCAATCGGAGCAGCTCCTCGACCTCATCGTCGTTAAGTTCAATGGTCACCCTGCTCATCCGACGACCTCGCCATCAAATCGATCTCGGAGCGCATCGACGGCTGGATGGCCCAGCGCGTTGAGGTCAGCGGCTGCTGCAATCTCGCGCGAGCTGTATCCGTCTTTCCCGTTGCGCCAGATGTGGCCGTTTGCCTTGGTTCGATATTCGACGAACGACTCGTTGCCGTCCTCGATCTCTGCCCACTTCTCGAACAAGGAAGGAATAAACACGTGTTGATCGCAAGCGATGCGCTGGTCTTCAAGCGTTAAGTCGCGATCATCGCGGCCACATGTCCATCTGCCGTCGCCGTCCATCTGCGGCGTCGCGTAGGAGCATGTCCGACAACTCACCTGGGGGGCGCGTTGACTGTGGCAGACATCAGAGTGATCGCAGAACTTGCACTCAAACCAGGCGGGGTCGTCGGAAACTCCCGCGAGGGGCCAGTCCGACGTGATGACCCTCCGCGCTTTGTCGAGTTGGGTCTGCGCGAACTCTCGGTCGAGCGGGACGCGCTCCATATATATGGAGTCGTCTGATTTGTTAACGACCATGTAGAGCGCCCACTGGATCTGCATTTGCAGCATGTAACCCTGCATTTGTGCGTAATGAATGGGCCGCGCATCTTGCACGCTGCCGCTTTTAAGCAGCGCCCTGAACGCTTTATCGCTTGAGGTTTTCAGCTCAAGGACGTGCGGTGATTCGGGCGATTCTGGTAATCCCTTCACTACGCCATCCAGCGAACCGCCAAAATGACCGCTGACCTCGCTGACCATCCACTGTCCGCCTGTTTCTGGATCATGGTCCCAGACGGTGATGTCTGCGTCTCTCAGCATTTGGTAGAAGGTCGGCTCCTCCGCGTTGCCGCGTCTGAATATGCGCAGCAACCGCGCCGGATGGTCGATAGGCGTCGCGTGACGAAACCCAAACCAGAGCGCGCGCTCGCATTCGTTGCCTATCACCGACCAGCCCAGGTGAGCGCGTTGCCGCCTAGACTGGTTGCCCTCGATCGCCGTGTCGATACGCGCAAGGGTTTGTTCTGCGCCAGGCATCTGCTACTCCCAGGGTTTCTTCACAGTGGAAGCAGCAGCGTCGAACATGGTCGAAACTGGCGCATAAGCTTTGATGTTTGTCCACTCGCCGTTTTGGCGCGTCGTTATTAGAAGCGGCTTGTGATGAAGCTCCGACGAATCCGAAAAACCTGGGACATTGACCGCCCGGCAGATCGAGCCGAGGTCACGCTCCGCAAATTTTCGCGCCGCGTCGGACACGTGCCAAAGGTTCAGGTTTGCCCAGACCCAGCGACCCGCAAAGGCGCTGTCTGTGATTTCAAACTTAAGCGTGAGCTTTTCGCCTTTCGCCGGATCGTTGAACGCTCCGCGATCCGACTCGATGATGACGGCGGTATAGGTGCCGTCCGGGATCGGCTCGTCATAGCTGCTCGATGTCGAGGTGGTCGGTTCAGGTGCTACGGATGCTGCGTCGAATGAAAATGAGGCCATGATTTATTCCTTCGTTGATGTAGTGAGTGCCTGGGAAAACGCCGACCAGTCGAGGTCGACGGATTCGGGGAGTCCGTGTCTGTTTTTTGCGAGATACGCTGGCGCTTCCGAGAGGCAGAGTTCTCGCGTGCCGGTGCCGACTGCGCGCGCTCGTGAGCCGAATGCGCTGGCATCTTTTTGAATCTTCACCACGTGCCGCGCGAAGCCGACAATGTCGCAGCTCTCTTGCATCCACGCGCTGGCGAGCTTGTGTAGTTTTGGTTCGTAGCGGTCGTACGCTTCGCTCGTCGGGTCCATGTGCCGCCGGATGTGCGCATGCGCAATGAGCACGATTGTCATGTCTCGGCGACTGCGCAGCGTGGTCAATGCACGGGTGAGGGTTCGCCACTTTTCGGATGCCAGCACATAGCCTTTGCCGTAGCCGAAGGCTTCGATGGAGTCTTTTTGATGTTGCTTGCAAGTCGCCGCGTGGATGTGGTTTTCGAGGTGATCCAGGCTATCTACCACCAGCGTCTTAAATGGATGGTCCTGTTCGATCAGGTTCGCCAACGCGGTCAGTACGTCATCGAACGATTCGACAAGCGGGAAAGCATCGAGGGTCAGTCGGCCCTCGCCTTGTTCTGTTTGCAGAAAGACTGGCGCGGGCGCGTTCGATGCGAATGTCGTCTTCCCGACGCCGCTGGTGCCATATAAAAGAATCAGGGGTGCTGATGTGGTGGTCTTGCGAATGCTTGCCAGATCAAACATCAGAAGCAGCCTCGATCTTGATGTAGGGCTTCGCCGGTCTTTTGCGAATCGCGGTTGCGAGGATCGCGTAGGTTTCCGGTTCGTTGCTGCGCAGCTCGCGCAGGCGTGGTTCGTCTAGCACTTCTTTTGTTTTGAGCGGCAACAATGCAGCCGGGATCTGAGCGCGGATTCGATGGAGTGCTGTGCCATTAAAGCTGTAATTGAATCCACAGCGCAGCGTGACTTTGTTGCCTGCAGGAGTCGTTGTAGTGCGCGAGCCCTCTTCTGTTTGCTCAAGGAGTGGCATCATTTTCTGCTCGATGGTCACTAAATCGAGCTTTGCGCGTTCAATTTCCTGTTTTTTCATCAGCCACATGTCTGCTAGGCCGTCTATGTACGTTTCGTTCACCTAATTACCACCGTTTCGTTCTGTTTGTGCACGATAAACTAACAAACGATAAGTTGCATGTAAACTAAATGTGCACATGTCGCCTTTTCGTGCATATCAAAATCACCAAAAGATGTGCGCGCCTGCCCTAGATCAACCAAAGGTTTGCAACTGCACGCATTGGCCGTTATTGTTTGGGCGTTAGTGCGAAAGGCTTGGAATAGATGAGATTTGATGACGGCCAGTGCGAACTGCGTGCCCGGTTCCTGAATGAAACGCTCACCGAACGAGGTTGGTCTAGCACCGGACGGCAGGCGCGGATACGCAAACTGACGGGCGCGAGCCCCCAGGTATCGCAAGCGATTTTGCGGGGGAGCCTGCCCAAACGCGGAGCCACGTTATATGGAATCGCCCGTGCGCTAGACATCGACCTCGACGAGTGGATATCCGGCGAACAAAGCGGACGCATAACCATTAAAGACATGCGATATGCGATTGATTTAGTCCGGCAGTTTGAATTTGAGACCGACATTCAGTGGTCGAGCGAAGACTTCACCGGACAAGTCGAGAAAGTCCTCCACGATCCGGTCTACATGCGAAGGCACATAGCCGATGTGGTTGCTTTACATCGGAAAAAATAACGAACAAATGCGGGGAAAGCAGCGGGTTATGAAGCTATTTGATATTTGGCGCACACACGGAAGTGTGAATCCAGCGCCAGCAGTTGTCGAAGAGAACATTGCAATCCATAGCTACTCGCAAGACGAACTGATCTATACCAGGCTTCGCGACCGGGAATACCAACACATCGAGCAGCGGCGCCTAATGAACGGCGCGATCCCTTGGCAGCGAGCGACGCGGTTTTATCCCGCGCTCGTAATGAGAATGTTTGACGGCATGCGAGACAAGATTGACGCAGGATCGACCGGCATGCTCAGCCGCAGCGTCAAGATACGAGGGATCAGCTACGCCCTGCACGCACGACAATTTGAAAATCGCCGCCTAGGCAAAATCTGCGTCTTTACATGTTCGCGAGTTGCGCAAAACCCGCAGGAAGAATCATCCGAGTGGCGCGAGAAGAGTTTTCACACATGGTTTGAGGGCCGACTCGGGCCTGTGCCTACGCAGTTTCGTGGAAACGCCATGTGGGCCATCGACATAGAAGACATGAGCGATGATGAGATCGTGCGCCACTATGAGCGGGGTGTGCCTGAAGGCGCGCGGTCAGCGGGTGATTTGCTGAAGCAGATGATGGATTCGGGTGCGTTGCATGCGAGAGATCGCCGAGTGGGGAGGAAGGGGCACCCCTACGCGCAGTCGTTTTTCAGGGTTCCGGCGCTAGGTCTGCTCATCAGCCAGCGCGAGCACCTTTCGTCAACTTAATGCTTACCTAAAACGCCGCATAACGACACAAAACGCCCCATCTGGCTTTTTGGTGTTGCAATGTAAACATTTGGTGATGTATGTGTATGCATTCATGCACAAACGGAACCAAATGATGACGCCCGACACTGTTTGGCAGCAAATCCGCATCGAAGAACTCGCCCAGGCGCTCAGTATCTCGCGCATGGCCGTCTATAAATGGCGAAACAGCGATCACGGAATCCCAGACCGCCGACTACTTGCAGTTGAGCAAGCCACAGGCATCGACCGATCCGACCTACGTCCCGACCTGTTCAAACGCTAGTGCGCGCAGTGGGAAGAACCGACGCAAGCGCGTGGGATTTTTTTGAACACGGCATCACCGTAGTTCCTGCGCGCCCGAAAGGAAAGTCGCCAGCGATCAGCTGGCGTCGATACCAAACTGAGCCCGTCACCGAAGCCGACATGCACCTCTGGACCACTAGCCCTCGTTTTCGAGACTGCAACTGGTGCGTCATCACTGGGCGCGAGCTAATCTGCGTTGATGCGGATTCCGCCGACGCGATCACTTGGGTGCGCGAGCATCTGCCGTGGACGCCGCTTCGCACTCGCACGTCGCGCGGGTGCCATTTTTATTACCGCGTGAACCCCTCGTCGCCGGTCAAAAATCAGGCAAATCCTGACGCAAAGATTGATGTTCGGGGCATCGGCGGGTGTGCGGTGCTACCGGGGTCAGTGCATGAAAGCGGAGCGGTTTACGAGCTAGAGCGCGACATAGGCGTCGATCCGTTCGACGACATACCGATCTGGCAGGCGAGCTATATGCGCCAGATCGAGGCCGAGGTGGCCGCGCACGACATTGTGCTCGGGTTCACGCCGAGGGGCTGGCATGACGAAATGATTTCCGAAGTTGCCAGCAAAGTGACATCGGACGACCCGTACACGGACGAAGAAATTCTCGCGGAGGCTCCCGGCTGGACACAACCAGGCTATACCGACGAAGAAACGCTGAAGGAATTTCAGACCGCAATCGACGGCGCTCGAGACAAATGGGGACCAACGAACGAAGCCGTGTTGGCACGTCGCAAGGCCGATGACGACGCACGCGCAGAGGCGCAGCAGGAAGCCGTCCAGGCGAAGATTGATGCGCTCACACCTACGCCATTCCAATGGACAGACGGCAGCGATATTGAGCGTAGGGAGTGGGTATACGGCACCCATTACATACGTCGTTACCTTTCGCTGACGGTCGCCGCTGGCGGGACTGGCAAAACCGCGCTGACCACGGCCGAGGCAGTTGCGATGGCGAGTGGTAAGCCGATTCTAGGCGTTGAGGTGGACGAACCGCGGCGGGTGTGGGTGTGGGGCTTGGAAGACCCGCTGGAAGAGGCGCAACGGCGCATCGCGGCGATCTGCCAGCACCACGGCATATCCTCTGATGACTTGGGCGGTCGTTTGTACGTCAACAGTGGGCGCGATAGCGAGTTAGTAATAGCGCAAACGCAAGGCGGCGATGTGGTTTTGACGCCTGCCGTGGATGCGGTGATCCAGTTCGTTCGCGAGTACAACATCGACGCCGTGTGTGTCGACCCATTTGTCAGTTCGCACAGGGCGGGATCAGAGAACGACAACGCAGCAATCGATGTAGTCGCGAAGGCTTGGGCGAGAATCGCTGACGCTGCCAACTGCGCTGTGCACCTAGTCCACCACGTCAGGAAAGCATCGCCGCATCAATCCGAAAGCTACTCCGATGCTCGTGGTGCGTCTTCTTTAACCGATGCCGCGAGGCACGTGCGGAGACTCCAACGGATGAGCGACGAAGAAGCGCGCATGGCCGGAATTGAGGAACCGTGGCGCTACACGCGCGAGGGCACGAGCAAGGACAATTTAGCACCGCCTTCAAGCGATAGCAGTTGGCGGAAAATGGTCTCGGTGCTGCTCCGAAATGGCGACTCGGTTGGCGTCGTTGAACCGTGGTCCTGGCCCGATCCGTTCGGTGATGTCACCACGCGCGACCTCGATGCCGTGTTGGCGAAAATCCGCAACGGCGAATGGCGCGAGGATGTGCGGTCGAGCAATTGGGCCGGGATTGCCGTGGCCGAGGTGCTGGAATTGGACGCCAACGACCCTGCCGTTAAAAGCAAAATCAAGGCGCTTTTGTCGACCTGGCTGGCTAACAAAGCGCTGGTGATTCGGGACGGTCTCGACTCAAAAAGCATGGCGCGGCGATTCGTTGAGGTGCCGAAATGACCTATTCAGTCAACGAGGCGTTCTGCACGCTCCAGGGCGAGGGGGCGAATACTGGACGCGCTGCCGTCTTTTGCCGATTCGCCGGCTGCAACCTTTGGTCTGGCCGCGAGAAGCACCGGATGTCCGCCGTCTGCCAGTTCTGCGACACCGAGTTTGTCGGGACTGATGGTCAGGGCGGTGGGCGATTCAAAGAAGCTTCAGCGCTTGCGGCGCACATCGACCGACTATGGTTGAGTGGGCCACACCACAAACTGGTTGTCCTGACCGGTGGCGAGCCATTACTGCAAGTGGACGACAGTTTGGTTGAGGAGTTACGTGGTCGAGGGTTTGAGCTGGCCGTGGAAACCAACGGGACAGTCGACTTGAACGTCGATCTCGATTGGGTGTGCGTGAGTCCCAAGGCTGAAACGGAGTTGAAGGTCACACAGGGGCAGGAACTCAAACTCGTCTTCCCCCAACCTGGTCTGGACCTCGAAGACTTGCAGGGATTGGACTTCGACCACTTTTACGTGCAACCCATGGACGGCCCAGACGTCGAAAGTAACACCCAAGCCGCGGTCCGGTTCTGCCTGGCGAATCCGTCTTGGCGGCTCAGCCTTCAGACCCACAAAACGATCGGCATAGCGTGATGATTCACTATCACGGCACACCGATCAGCGGCGGGACGCAGGCGCAAATGGCCCTCGCAGGGCGGCACATCATGGTGTCTTTTGCGACTAAAAGCGCAATGGAGCAGTTGGTCGAGATTTGTCACTCGTTCGTTCTCGACAATGGTGCGTTTTCGACGTGGAAGGCTGGCGTTCCGTTTGATCTTGAGGGTTACGCCGAGTGGGTCATAAAGTGGCACCGCCATCCAGCATTCGACTGGGCTTTAATTCCAGACGTGATCGACGGTGACGAAGATGCGAATGCGCAGATGCGAGCCGCTTGGTTCAATGCAGTCCCAGACCGGGTACGGCAGCGAGCTGTACCAGTATGGCACCTACACGAATCGCTGGATGTCCTCGAATATTTCACCACTGCATACGACCGGGTCGCACTCGGCAGCAGTGGGGATTACGCGATAGTCGGTGCGCCTGCCTGGTGGGCTCGCATGCACGAAGCGATGGAGGTTCTCTGCGAGGACCGCATGCCAAAGGTCAGAATCCACGGCCTGCGCATGCTCGATCCTACGATTTTCTCGCAGTTCCCGCTTGCATCGGCGGACAGCACAAACGTGGCGCGAAACGCTGGGATCGACAAGCGATGGACCGGGCCGTATGCGCCGCACACTCCTGCATCGAGGGCAGCAGTTTTGATTGAGAGAATCGAAGCTCACGCATCTGCATCGGTGCTGCCGGAACGACAGGCGCATCGCAATTTTGAGTTGTTCGGATGACTGAAATGAGCGCAAAACGAACTGTGGAAATCCACAGTTCCACAGTCTGTCCTCAGTTACGTTTGGTTAACTGTGGAATCGTTACTAATCAACAACTTACGCTCGCGGGAAGGCTAATTTCCACAGTTCCACAGTTGTTTTTGTCCACAGTTGAAAAAATGGCCTGTAAGTCATTGAAATTATTGAGTTTCCACAGTTCCACAGTTCGTCCCCCTAAAGGGGGAGGTTGGAGTGTGGGCCTGGCGGCCCATTCACTCCTCCCCAGGGGGCATTTGGGGCGAGTCGATGGCTAAGAAAAAGTCCCACCTGGAGGAGTCGTTTGCGAAGCAGCTCGATGCGCTCGGGATCGCCTACGAACGCGAGCAGCGATTGATCCCGAAGCGGCGGTTCCGTTTTGATTTTGTCATTCCGAGCGAGATGCTGGTGATCGAAATCGAAGGGGGAACGTGGATGGCGAAGTCTAGGCATACGAGCGGTAAGGGATTCGCAGCGGACTGCTTCAAGTACAACTCGGTCATCGAGATGGGCTACGCGGTGCTGAGGTACACCAGCGACATGGTGACCTCGGGAGATGCAGCCGCCCAGGTCGGTCGATACCTCGCAGCGGTGCGGGACTGAGGATGTAACGAAAAAAAGATTAATAAAATGTAACAAGGTGCTTGAACCTATGTGTAACAGACAGTACTATGGGAACCGTTACATCAACGAACACACAGGGGCAAAGACATGGAATGCATCGTATTGTCGAATGATCTTGTCGTTTCAATCGGCGGGAAAATCTCAGATAAGGAGTACCGCGCGGTTCTATGCGAAGACGAGCATTACGGAGAGGGTCTTATCGTTAAAGTCGAACAGCCTATCCGGGGCAATTGGCACCAAGCCGCTAGTTGGTATTTGGAAGACCTGCTTGATGAGGCGAGCGATTCAATATGCATTGATGGCGGTCAAGCGTGGAATGTCGAAAGCGGCATGTTTGAAGCGTTGCAGAACGCCCAGCGCACGCAGGACGGTAAGCAGGCATGAACAAACCATCCAACAACTACGAGGCACTGGTCGCTGCATTGCGCTTGGCGATCAGCGCCGATACGGACGACCAATTTGAGCGCGCGGTTGCGCTCGCAGAGGATTTTGCTGCGGGTCTTACAGAGATCGACGTGGCACGGGCGAAGGCAGAAGCAGGAGAGCAAGCATGACTTTTTTCTTTGTTGTTGATTCAGAAGGCGAGGATCGGGAAGTTTACGCCGCAGAAACGCAGCAAGACGCACACCAGCATGCGGTACATCAGGACTGGCTCATCGAGGGCTGGGAGCGCGTCGATCTGCCCGAGTGGATCAAGGTGTCCGATAAGCCGACGAACGAGCAGCTCGCCGACTGGGT